CTATTAGATTTCATTTGCGACACAACATAACCCCCAACGAATACAATAACTAGTAAATTCTATAAAATAAACATATAACACAACAAAAAATATAATTGAGTACGAAACATAATCAATAAAAAAAAAATAGTTCCTAGATAAATTGAATTATCTAAGAAACTATTTTAATTCTATATTAATACTTTATTGAACAACTTGTTTCCAATCGTTTTCTTTTCCGTTGGTGTGAATTGTCTTTTGCCAAGATATATTATTACTTGATTTTGTAACATAGATTTGTGTTCTATTTTCTTTACCTTTTAATACATCAACTTCAACAAATCCATCTTCTATATCTGTTGGTAATCCATAGGCTTCTGGTTTATTTTCTGTAGTCAATTCATAGTAACCAGCTTTTAACGTTTTAACGTTTGTTGGTTTATCAATGAAATGTCTTGTACCGTCTTTTTCTTGCATTTGATAGATATTATTGACTTTTGTATTTAACGTGCTAATACTTTTTATTTTTTTATTTAAATCATCAACATCAATTTGATTTAATTTTTCTTGCATTTGAATAATATTGACACTTTCTAAGGGTTTAATTTGTGATTCATGTAATTTTAATGTTTCGTTTTGTTCATCTTGTTTCGTTTTAATTTCTGTTAAATCATCTTGTGTATCTTTGACATCTTGTTGTACTTTTTTAACGTCTTGTTCATTATTCAATTTGTCGTAACTTTTTGCTGTTCTAATGTACACATTCCCTGCTTCGTCATTAATAATATCATTAATTTCAGTTACGTTATCATCAACGGGATAATTCTTAATATTTTTTACATTTTTAATGCTTCTTACAAATCGACTAGCCATATTAATTACCACCTATTTCTTTTTAATATATTGTCCCCATAATTGACCATAAGTTTGATGTAGGGGTACACCTTTTGTCTTACATACGGGAATAAATTCTTCTTGTCTATTTTCATTGGTAAATTCTAACCAGTAGTAACCGTCTTGTATGCAAGCTGTGTGAAATTCAATTTCTTCTCCTACTTTACCATGTTGTCCTTTTTTAACGTTTTTATTAGCATACGGTGAGCCTATTCTTGTGATAATAGGTTCATTTCCTACTTTGAAAACACCATGTCTTTTTCTGTAATACGTATCATGCTGGTTAACAGTCCATATTCCTACTTTAGATTTCTGTTTCAATTGTGATTTAAAACCTGTCCATGTCATACCATATTGTCCACTTCTGAGTAACATCGGACAATTTTTACCACTCCAGTAGTTATGTTGTACTACGTTAGATGCTGGAATATGTTCAATTCTCATAATTTCTTTAACGAGTTCAATTGTATTTTGAAGTGTTTTTTGATAATTACCGTCTTGATTGACACACATTTCAATTCCAATACTTTGTGTGTTTCCTGCATACGTGCCAGCATGCCAGCAACTTGTTGTGTGTTTGTAGTGTTTGACTGCTTTTGTATCGTCAACCGTATAATGCCATGTTTCCTGACTACCACCGTTATTAATATAGTTGGCGTGTGCGTCAGCATTTGCACCTACACTTGTGTTTGATGTTTCATGAATTGTGATATATTGTCTTGTGTTTAAAATATTATAATAGTTATTATTATAAGATAAATTATTGACAACTTTAACCATGAATTAAATCCCTCAATTCTTTATTTTCTTTTTCTAATTTTTCAACTTTAGATGATAGTTCTTGTACAGATTTTACAATAGGTGCGATAAGGTCAGTGTATGAAATACTGTATAAATCATCGCCACCATCTTCTTTTGAGTTATGAAGTCCATAAAACGCATCTTTAAGTGAAGCTATATCTTGTGCAATAAAACCATGATGACGTTGTTTTCCGTCAATATAGGTAAAGTCAACGGGTTTTAAGTTGTTTACGAAATTTAAACCAATTTTTATATCTGTGATATTTTCTTTAACACGTCTGTCTGATGCGTTTTGTATTGGATTTGCTGAATATATTTTATGACTTGAATTACCAATCATAATCATATTATCACTGTTTGCATGTGAACGTGCGCCAATAGATACTGTATTTGTATAGTCACCACTCGGTCCTGCTGTATAACCTAATGCTACGTTTTCAGTTCCTTTTTTTACTTCACGTAAGGTATTACCTCCAACACCTGTATTACGTTCGCCTTTACCCACTTGTTGTAATGCACCTGCACCTAAACCAACATTATGGTCACCTTCGACATAACGACCAGCATATGATCCAACCATCACACTATAACTTGCATTTTTACCGTTTTGCATGGTTTGTGTACCAATGGCTGTATTACGGTTACCATGGTCTCTTGTTTCATCAGTATTTTTATTTTTATCATCATGGAAAAAGTGCATTGAACCATAACCTAAGGCTGTGTTGTTACTACCATGTAACGTTTGTTGCATGGCGTTTGCACCAATACTTGTATTGTCTTGACCTGTGATGTTATTAGCAAGGGCAAATGAACCGTATGCACTGTTACGACTACCTGCAATGTTATCTCTTAATGTACGGTTACCTGTTGCTGTATTGTCTGCACCACGCATGGCATGTGCCATTGAGTTATATCCAATTGCTACGTTTTTAGAAATACTCATACCATGTAACAAAGCATTACGACCTATGGCTACATTTTCTGCATAGTCTCCATCTCCGTTAGGATATAGGTCTTTATTGGGTGCATCTTCTGTACCTAAATATTTCCATACATCAGGATATTTTTTGACAAAGTAATCATTGATAAAGTTTTGTTTACCACGTTTTAACCAAAAATCATGAAGTGTTTTTTTTGCGTCTGTGACACCACCCCATTTGAGTGCGTTGTCGCCAAGTGCTACGTTACGTTGTCCGAATTGTCCTTGTCCTAATGCGTCACTACCTACGCCTACATTTGAATAACCGTATAACATGTTACTCATTGTACCTTTACCTAATGCTGTGAGTCGTCTACCATGTATATTTTCTTTAAATACACTATAACCGACCCCTGTCATAGAGTAGGTATGGTCGCTAATTTTGTTACCAGCATTTTGACCTAGTATAAATGATTGGTAACGTTCGTCTGTGTCTTTATCAATATTAATTCTTACACGTTGTGGACTTGTCACTGATAAGGGTATGATTTCATTTTTATATTTAATTTTTCCCCAACCAAAGAATCGACCATGTGGTATAAATTCAGTGCGATATGTACCATGTGGCACATAATACATTTGTTCTTTGGCGCAATTTTCAAAAATAGGGGTATTATCGAATTTGTTATCACCGATACAACCTAATGTAAGAATGTTGATATAATAACTGTGGTGATTATATTTTCCTACTTTATCAGCAAGGTTATTAATAAAATCTACCATTGCATTTAAGAAACCGTTATATTGTGCGAGGTAGTCATAATATGATTTTGCATTGGTGTTGTAATCACTATTGTTGTTGTACCATGGTTTACGGTTTAACTCACCACCATAGCCCTCACCAATAAATTGTTGTGGGTATACTAAGTGTGGAATAATATTTTCTTTATTATCCATGTGTTTGTCCTCCTACCATATTTGTAAGAAACATTTTTTATCGTATTGATTAAATAAACGTTCTTTCATGTCAAATAATTGTGATAAGCTATCAAGTTGATAGTTTTTATTTAATACTGTTTGGTTGTGGTGTGTATCTTCTGCTGTTGAGGTATTACTATCTGACATATTGTGATTAATACTATCGTCGTCAGATTGATTTTTACTTGTATTTTGATTTTTAGAAATGGTGTTGTTATCAGCAAACGTTAACTCGTCATGGTCAACATTAAGATTAATTTCATCTTGTGGTAACGTACTTTGTGCTTCTCTATTTTCAGTTAATCCAACGCTTGTATCATCATGATGTGCTTGACGATTGTTAGTACTGTTTTCATCTTGCAAGACTTGTGAAATTAAATTTCTTAAATCTTCGGTATCGGTTGTGGAATGATTTTCAAAATAATGTTTAATATCATCTGAAAATATTAATTTGATGTAATCTTCATGTGTTAACGTTACATAAATCACTTGACTTGAAAAATCTTCGACGGTTTGTCGATTGATTTCACGATTTAAGAAACGGTTGATAAATGTTTTTTTAAACGTATGATCTATTTTTTTATCTTTAAATTTGTAACCTTTAAAAAACACATCATCAACAATCGATTTTACGTCATCGTCAAAACGTATCATTTTTTGTATGAAACGAAATTGTGTGTCGTTAAACGTTAAATGGCCGTCATTGTAAAATTCGTTAAACCCTTTTTTCATTAATTCATGCTTGATAATTTCTTCTAAATTGGCTGTGTGTAAACTCATTGATTTGTCACATCACTATTCTTTAAAGTTTGTATGATTCCCAATTCACTGGCGACTTCATCATTGTAATAAGGTTTTATATCTAAATTAAAACGTTTGGATAACATCTTCATCGGTTCACGTCCTTTAAGATAAACATTACTGTTAGCTGTGGTGAATCCGTCATTGCTTTCAGCTTCTTCTTTAGATACACCACTTTCTTTATCTACACCTAAAGAATTAACGCCTAAAAAGTTAGAAAGCTCACTTATTTTGTTTTGATACTCTCTTTTAAGTTGTGCTAAAGCTGTTGTGATATATTCGCTACCTATATCAACAATTTCATCAGCATCAGCATTAAATGTTTTACTTGTTTTAATAAAAGGTGCGCCATTATAAAGTTGCGATATGAATTGGTTAATGGTTTCGTCGTTAATTTCAGATTTGAATACTTTAGCGAATTTACTTTGCATGATTAAACTAAAGCGACTTAACGTAATTTCTGATAGTTCGTCTGTGTAATGTTCAACAATTTCATAATCATTAATTAAATAAAGTGGTTTGTTTCTAATCACAACAAAGTCCCCACTTTCACAACCATCATAATATTGTATTTCCATGGCTTTTTTAGGTCTTAAATACTCTGGGACAATATAAGTGATGTCATCTTGTGTTAATCTTTTTTCATACGTGTAATTAAAATCACGTACATAATTAATAGCATCATGCTTTAGGGTATTGGTAATATACCCTAAAACCATAATGACACCATTTCTTGCTTTACCAACAACCACTTGATAACCATTTCGTAAACCATTTTCAAGTTGTATTGGGTCGATACCTGTTGTTTCGATATTTTTATAGTTAATAAGTAAGGGTAGCAATTCAACGTATCGTCCAAACATTAATTTTTTAAATCGGTTACGATGTTCAACGACACGTTTTTCAATTTTTTCATTTAGATGTTTTTCGACACCTATGTTTAAATCCATGATACCCCTCCTTATTATTCTGTTGCTTCTGTTTCTTCTGTTTCTTCTGGTTCTTCATCTTCTGATGTGATTAAAATTTTATTAAAGAATGGTGATATTGCTTTAAATGAATAATAGTGTATCCAGTGTGTCACTTCGTCAAATTCCCCATTATAGAATGGTTGTTTTAACATACCTTGCGTATTACGTTTATATTTAAGTGCATTAGTGTCAAAAATAAAGGCGAAAATTTCTGAATGTGGTTTGATTTCTTCAATTTTACCGTTAAATTCTTCAATCGGTGTGACATCATAAGTAAATATTGAACCTGCTGGCACTACATCTCCGACAATTGTTTGATAATCGCCAAAGTTTCTTAAATATTGAACTGTTTGTTCATCATTAATGGTAATATCTTCAGTCGCTTTATAAACACCACCTAAGTCATCAAATGAAATGACATGGTCAGTGAAATCTATACCAGCCATTTGGAATGTATTCGCAATTTTAGTATTTAATAAATAAGATTTAACCGTATCGGTTGTTAAAATGCCAATGTCTTTGAGTTTTGATACAGTCGTATATTGACCTATACTACCACCACTGGCTTTATTGACTTCATTGTATTTTGCACTGTTATTTTGCATATTTAAAATGGCTGTGAATACTTGATCTGCTAATTCTTCTTTACTTTGTGCAATACGTTTATTTGTATCTGATAATTGATTGAGTGCGTAATCGACCATCATGGCACGAATTTCTTTTTCTTCTAATACGTTAATGTCACTGATTTTTTTACGGAATACACCTAAAGCATAATTTGTTGCATCGCCTAATGTTTGGAAATTAAAACGTACATCGTTGTTATTCAATGTGAATTTTTGTTTTTTAACAATTCCTGCACCATATAATTTTGTTGCCATTTTTGGATAATGACGCTTTAACATGAGTTCTTCATTTTTACCTAAATTCATTGAAACAGGTACAGTATCCATAATGACATATTCTTCAGAATATTGTCCGATGAAATCTTGTTCTTTCGCTAACCAGTTAAAACGGTTGCCTAATTCAATATTAATGAGTAGTGTTTCATTAATTTTAGGGAATAAGTATTTATTGACATACGTTTCAAAGTACGTATTTACGTTACTCCAATTTTCACCAAACGTCCAAGACTTGCCATAGTCATGGTTAAAATTTTGTAATGAAGATTTAATGTTTTGAGCAAGTAAATCTTGCGTTTTTTCTAAATCTGATTTATTTACATTTTCAGGCATTTGTTTTCACTCCTATACATCTAATTCATTTGTTCCCTCATTATCAGAAAATGTACTTCTTGATAATGAATGGACTTGTTGACCGTATTGGTCTTCTGATTTTTGTGTATCAATGCTCATTGTTTCATTAAGTTCACGTGATTTATTCATACGTGTATCTTCATATGATTCAGTCATCATACCACGCATGTCATTACCATTAAATAAACCCATATTTTAAACCTCCTTATAATTCAAACATATCTTTGATATCTTCTAAATCTTCTTCGTCATCAGTTTCATTTGCATCATCGGTGTCATCATTATCACTTGCTGGGGGTTGTTCTTCGTTTTGATTATTTTGTGACATCTGACTTTCTTCAAGTGATTGAATACGTTGTTCTAAAGATGTGATACGTTGTTCAAATTGTTCTAAATCAAACGTTTCTTTTGTTTCTGTTTTTGGTTCCACTTCGCCTTGTTCTTCTTGTGTAGTTTCAACTTCTTCATTTTTTTCGATTTCACTCATCTTTTTCCACCTCACTTTTGTTATAATATTAGTATAACATAATTATAAATAGTATATCATAATAGGAAGTGAAAAAATTGTCACGTAAATTAACAAAATTTATTTTTTTCTATAATACCCCTTTTACGGATTATCAAAATACGGTTCATTTTCCGTCTAATCAAGCAAGGGACAATTATTTCTTAAATGAAAACCATTTTTCTAGCTTTTCTTATGAAAAAACACCCTTTAATTTTATTCGTGACCGTCAGGAAGTTCATGTTGACATCAGCTGGCAAGATGCACAGGGGATTAATTATTGCACGTTCCAGTCTGACTTTGAAAATAGACGTTATTATGCCTTTATTAATGAAATCAATTATATTAACGATCATGTCGTGAAAATGAAGTTTGTCATTGATACCTTAATGACTTTTACACAAGGCAACGTTTTAGAACGTGTTGGACTCGTACAAATTGACCGACAACATTTAACAAAGAAAAATTACATGGAAGCATTACCTTCATTAAGAAATAATGATGATGTATTAAAAGCAAGTAATAAATATTATGTTCGTTCCTATATGGAACAATTTTATGATAATTATGTATTGTTTCAATCAAGTGCTGATTTATCTAAAAAATTTGGTACTAAAAAAGAGCCTAATCTTGATACATCAAAAGGGACAACTTATGATAAAATAACGTCACCTGTGAATCTCTATGTCATGGAATATGGGGACTTTAATGAATTTATGGATAAAATGAGTAAATTCCCATGGATTACACAAAACTTTCAAAAAGTTCAACTTATACCTAAAAAATTCATAGATGATAAAGACTTAGAAAATGTGAAAAATGAAGAGGATATTAAAGGATTAAAAACACTTAAACAAAATTCAACCTCTAATAATTGGACTTTAAATAATCTCACATTATCCTTTAAAGACTTACAACAAATTTTAGGTGTACCTCAAGATAAATATAAACATCTCGTTAGAAATGAATATATGACAATTGAGCTTTACACATGGAATGGTGACAGTCTTTTATTAGATGCTGGTAAACTCACAGAAAAAACGGGTGTAAAATTTAAAACACGTTCGATTATTGGTTATCATAATGAAGTACGTGTCTATCCTGTGGATTATAATTCAAGTGATTTTGAAAATGCGTTAATTTCAAAAAGTGATAGCATTTTAGTTGATAGGGGTTCATTTTTAAACCAATGTATTACCTTTGACGCATTTGCTGAAGTCCCAATATTAATTGACAATGGTATTTTAGGACAATCACAACAAGCTAACCGACAAAAAAATGCTGAAAGTCAATTGATTTCAAATCGAATTAATAATATTGCAACGGGTAGCGACCCTAAAAGTAAATTCTATGACGCTGTGTCAATCGCTAGTAATTTAAGTCCTACATCGCTGTTTAGTAAATTCAATGAGGAATATAATTTTTATAACCAACAACGTGCTGAATATAAAGATTTAGCTTTACAACCTCCTACCACGACATCTTCAGAAATGGGAAATGCCTTTCAAATAGCTAACGATATTAACGGTGTAACCATGAAAATAGGTATACCTAATGTTTTTGACCTTAGAAACATCATAAAATATTATTTATTGTTCGGATATGAAAATGGGGGAAATTATCATCTCATCGACCCTATCGACAGTATGACGGTATGTAATTATTTAAAAATAAGTGGTACGTATACGATTCCAAATGTCGACCCTATGCTCGTTGTACAACTCAAAGCATTACTAGAAACGGGTGTAAGATTCTGGCATAATGACGGGACAGATAATCCCATGTTACAAGATATATTTAAAAATGATTTTAGAAAGTAGGTATTAATAATGAATGAGGTTAATGTCGAAGTTACATCAAACGAAAAAATACACAATTTAATTTATGCTGGGGACATGAATATGATTTATGGTTTATTAATCCTCATGATACTAGATATTGTGACGGGTTTATTTAAAGCCATTAAAAATAAAAATTTGAGATCAAAAACATCAATGTATGGTTTCTTTAAAAAGATACTTGTTTTGTTTGTGATTGTACTCGCTAATGTATTAGATAATGTATTAAAACTCAATGGTGGTTTAGTGATGGCAACGATGATTTTCTATATTGCTAATGAAGGTTTATCTATACTCGAAAATTGTTCACAACTGGGTATTCTTGTTCCTCCTGTGATTGTTGATAAATTAAAAGTCATTCAAGATGAAAACAAAGACGAAAAAGACGAGGTGACAACACATGGCAATGACAGATAAAGAAAAGATTGATAAATTTACACACTCTTATATAAATGATAATTTCGGTTTATCCATTGATGATTTAGTCCCTAAAGTGAAAGCATATGGTCGTTTTCGTTATTGGTTAGGTGGAAATAGTTCAAAAATTAAACAAGTGTTACAAGCTGTTAAAAGTGCTGGGGTATCTCCTGCGCTTTTTTCTGCATATGAAAAAAATGAAGGCTATAATAGTGCTTGGGGTTGGTTGAACCATACATCTCCACAAGGTAACTATCTCACTGATGCTAAATTTGTTGCGAATAAAATTGTGTCACAGTCCAAACAAAGTGGTACACCATCATGGATAGATGCCGGAAATCCTGTTAACTTCGTTCCTGCATCGGTTGTACGTGAAGGTAATGCTGATTTTAGAAAAAACATGAAATCGGGAACTGTAGGTCGCGCTTATATTCCACTTACGGCTGCAGCAACATGGGCTGCGTATTATCCTCAAGGATTAAAAGCAAGTTATAACGGTGTACAAAACTACGGAAATCCATTTTTAGATGGTGCGAATACCATTTTAGCATGGGGTGGAAAAATTGATGGAAAAGGCGGTAGCCCGTCATCGGGTAGCTCAAGTGGAAATAGTGGAAGTAGTGGTTTTGATCTCGTCAAACAAGCCATGGAAGAATTTTTGAAAAAAATACAAGATGCTATGAAATGGGATGTGCATTCCATTGGTGGAAGTAAATTCTTTTCTAACAAATCATTTTCATTACAAAAAACCTTTAATAACACGTACCGTATTAAAATGAACGCATCATTGATTAACGCCATGAAAAGTTTAATGGAAAGTCTATCCAACATGGGTTCAAGTGGTTCAAGTAGTGATAGTGGGCATAGTAGTGGTAAAGCTATCAAAGGTAAATCCGTTACACCTAACGGAAAATCGGGTCGTGTTATTGGTGGTAACTGGACATATGACACACTGCCTAAAAAATTTAAAGATGCTATTAAAATACCTATATTCAAACGTTCCTATTTAAATAATGCTGGAAATAAATTCCCACGTTTTGGTGATACGGGACAATGTACAGAGCTTACACAATGTTATATGACGCAATTATGGGGAAAAGTTCAACCTGCTGATGACGGATTACGTACGAACGGACAAAGAGTGTGGGTGGTATATAAAAATAAAGGGGCAAAAACAACACATAATCCAACAGTGGGATATGGTTTCAGTAGTAAGCCTCCTTATTTACAAGCCTCACTACCCGGTGTTGGTCATACGGGGGTTGTGGTAGCTGTTTTTGACGATGGTTCGTTCTTAACAGCAAATTATAACGTACCTCCTCACTGGGCACCCTCTCGTGTAGTTGAATATGCTTTAATTGATGGTGTGCCTAAAAATGCTGGCGATAGTATTGTATTCTTTAGTGGTATTAAATAAGACGCAAAATTAATTTTGCGTCTTGATAAATTGATGTATCTTTTTTAATACATGAATCGTATCTGTATTTTCTGTAGTATACACATAAGGAAAAATATCACTCATTGAAAAACTGCCAATGGCACTTTCAATATATAAAATATCATCATTAAATGGATCATAATGCTTTCTTATATCTTGAAATATTTTTAATTTTTGTTTGTTCATATCATCATTAAAATATTGATAATAGGGTATACCTTTATCTATGTCAGTTGACATAGGATAAATACTAATTGTACCTTGTCTATTATATATAGATTTTTGGTTAACGATCGATACACCATCAGTAAAATGGTTTTTAACAAAATCATCAAAATCAAGTGACGTATCAAACGCATCGGTAGGTATTCCAGCACTTCTCACTTTAATTTTGTTATCTGCAAGATACGTATATTTTTTATGATTGAGGACATGAATTTTATCAATATATTGATTTTCAATATCCCATTTGCCTAAACTGATAGGGTCGAACATATCGTCTGGTAATAAGTGTTTGACCTTATGTTTAAGATATAAACTATCAGTATCACAATAGATAAAAGCGTCATCAATTTGTTCTTGTGATAAATAACTTAAGGGATATAACAAATTATAAATGGCTTGTGATGTGACATACGTTGAAAATAATATATTACGCTCACTATTTTTATATCCATTCACAACATTATATAATTCATCGTTTTCATCTAAACGAAATAAATTAAAGTGAGAACGTAAAGCAGGTATGCCATACAATCCATTGAGTACAACCTTTGACAAATTGACTTCTTCTTGTGAATAAGGGTGTTTGTTGATTTCATCAGTAATCGTATAATCATAGGGGGACGTCATTTTAACAATATTTTTTTGTTTACCTTGCGTTTTAATATAGTAATTATCAAAAATCACATCTCTTGCACCAAAGTATTCACAATCAAACGTGATATAACTATAACAATAGATTTCTGACATATCCAAATCCGTTAAATCACGTATCATACGTAACGTGTTCGTATTAATATTAATATAATCTTTATCATTGTTATAATATTTGACTAACATCTGTTTAATCACACGACTTTTAATATCAAATAACACATCAACATTAAAACTTTTTTTATCACATTTATATAAGGTATATTGGTTGTCATTATCTAAATGTGTAGCAACTTTTTTTTCATGATTAAAGCTATCAAAATGTGAGATATAAGTCGGTATCTTATTATGATACATCACATATGGATATGAAGAATTAATATCAATCGAAAATGCATGTTCAACCGTTTTATCTAAATATTGGTCGTTATACATATTTAAACCCCCACGATAAAAGGATTTAATATAGTCATATAAATTCATATTGAAAAACCCGTAATCCGTATATTGCAATTTTTCATCTTGAAATGAATTAATTAATTGAAATGATGTTAAATCATTGGTTAAATAACTATTTAATATATTCACTGAAAACGTCATTTTAGAATAATCAAAGTTAGGAAATAGATCACTATAATGGATATGGGATTGACCTAATATAATAATATCATTACGTATATAAATCATTTGTTCATCATTTAAACTTTGAAAACAACGCTTGGCATATTTATAACTGGTTGCTTCTGTCATATCATCTTCAATATCGAAAATATTATAATTAAATTCTGTTTTGAGTTCATCATCAGTCACAAATCCTAAATCTTTCAGTTTTTTTCCTAATGTGTCAATGCTGGTCGTTGTTTTCATAAAATTATCTACTACATTGAATTTATAACGTTTAAAGAAAAATACCAAATCAAGATTAATTGAAGATTTCACACGTTTTTCTAAAATAATGTTTTTATGTCGTGCATCACGTGTAGCTTCTTTCATTTTTATCGTATCTATATTATCACTTGCTGATTTCATATATAGGTTTCGTCTTTCAAAATCATAAAAATAGGTTAAATCATGCAATAAAAAATGATTGTCATATTTATTACAGTTATGAGCAATCATTGTAACACCCGTTTTTGAGGGGGTAATGGTATCGGCACGTTTTGAATAGTTAATAAAGGTATCAAAAAATGATTGAAAACCGTCAAATACTTCCACATCAATATGACCTTGTTTGTTCCAACCAATCGCTAAAGAATATGTTACGTTTTTGTAATTAGAGGGAAATTTTTTTCCCTCAATCTTGTTATACATCAGTGTTTCAATATCCCAATATAAAATCATTTCTTTTTGACCTTTATGTGCCTGCATGGCTTCTAATAATCCCAACGTAAACCACCTCATGAAATTTAACTAAACCTTTGCTGTAAGTATTTCTTTGTTTGTTCTATATATCTATCTTTGAATAATTTTTCTTTCGTGTCTTGTATCTTATAATCTGTATAATCTTGCGTTTTAATATATCGCTTAATCACTTTTTTAATATTTAAATAAACGAGATAATGGTCGTTTAATATTAAATTTTTCGTGTACGCATTATCAAAATAAATATCTGTCCCTCTATTGTATTTCTTGATTTGTTCTTCAAGATAAAAGTCATCTTTTAAATAAATCACATCATCTTGTTTATCTGCAATTTCCGTACAAAATTGATAATCTGTGACATAGGGGACTGATTGAATATGTGACGTTAAATCTTCAATATGAAAAGTGACTTTCAAATAAACATTTTTTGTTTTGATATAAAAATAATCGCCTTCTCTATCAATATAATTACGTGTTTTTTCATCAAGAAGCATATACTCATTAAACGTAAATTGACCTGTTGACATACTATCATCTTCTGTATCAAAGGCACGTGTATTTCTTTTTTCATTAGAAAACTCATTTCTTCTCATTTCTACAAGTACGTTTTTTGTTTTACGTTTTGTGTTTATCTTTTGCCGTTGTAACTGTTCATATATATTGAGGTTTGCTAATATCGGACTACTAAAGTTTACTGCATTGCCTAATAAAACAATTTTGGGTATCTTTAAGTAATCAATGTTACCATGATTTCTATCAACGGATTGATAAATCACTTTTAAACGTTCCCATTCATCTGGTAAATAGTCTGTTTCTAAAGCTAAAAATTCATCATACACAATAATAGGATAATCTTTTAATATGTTACTTAAATATTTCAAATCTGTCGCATTGTTTAAATCAGTAATCATACATAATATTTTTTCTTCAACACCAAACATAATGTAATCGTCAGTTCTTCGGTCAAAACCTTTTTTTCCTTTAAAATACTTATGTTTGGATATAATTTCATATAACAACTCACGATAAGCTGTTCTCAATGTATAATGACGTGAAATTAACATAAACTTAATATCTAATTCATAAGCAAGCGCCATAAAAAATGATATATAATTGAATGTTTTTCCGTCAGAACGGTTAGATATAGAAATATAAAAATCAATGTCACTATCTAACAAATCGTGCATCAATTCAATTTGATTATATTGTTTTGGAATCTGTTTTTGAAACTTACGAAAAAATTTATCATAATCTTGATACTGACGCATATTATTCATTTTATACCTCCCATATAATAAACAATATTGTAACGTAACTTACCTGCACTTGCTTCATCTTTTGGTGGAACATGTGATGTTTCCGTATCTAATCTTGAACGTAAATCATCATATTTTTTGATATATTCATTGATTGTCTTATCTCTTGTATCATCAGATACATCATTATATAAAGAAAATTTATGTTTTAATCCTTTTTTATCTGTTGCTATATCGTCACTTTCGTATTGATCTAATATTTGACTTAATTTATCGAATGTTTTACCACGTGTTAAGGCTACAGCATCAATATGACCTATAGGCTCTTTCAAAGGAATATCAAGCACAGCATTAAAACGATTATACGTTTTAACATAACGCTGTTGTAGGGCTTCATCATCAAACCGAAAACGAAACCCTTCATATTCATACTCTGATTTTTCTTTCTTTTCTTGTTCTTTATTTCTAAATTTTGGTTGTTTCTTCATTATTATACCAGCTCACCATTTGACCATAACAACGTTAATGTATGGTCGTTATTTTTAATATAAATATCGCTATATTGTGTGTAATAACTATTAAAGAAAGGTAAATCAATCAATCTTAAATTAAAATATTCACGATAAATCCCATGTATATTACGTGTTAAAAGTTGTTCATAAACTGTTTTATCGTTATAAAAATAATCGCTCACGTGTTTGGTTAATTGTGGGACTTTAACACCTTTTCTTGTATTAATCATTTTCATCAATCCTTTTTAATCTATTATAACAATATTTAACCGTAAAAGTGAGTTACCAGCAAACACATCACGCCATAACTTATTAAAAAACTTGTTACCACTGCACCAATCAATATAATCCCTACCTTTCTACATATGTGAAATTAGATAAATCAATTGTGATTTTTTTAAATTGGTTACAAATACCAAATTCATATGCTAAATGGTATTCATGGCATACATCTATAATATAGTGTATATTTCTGTCACTAACTATAACAAATGTTGTTTTTTGCATACCGTCTTTCTTACATGCATTTAAATGTTCGACTAAATATTCCTTTAAATCAATTTCAATCATTTTATAACCTCCTATATCATAAAAAGGGGATAAAACCCCTTTAATTAAAATGGAATATCTTCTTCGGAAATTTCTTCTTCATCGTCTTTTATATTGATAGGTTTTAAATTAACAGAAAAACCGTTACCATTTTTACCTTCATATTCATAAATATCAAAACCAATTTTGCGTTGGTTCACTAATTCTACAAAATCTTCGTCTTGTCTTAATCCCTTACACATTTCAAGTAGGTGTTGTGGTAAGTTTACATTATAGTCATCTGTAACAAATACGCCTTGGTCACCATATTTACCTTTTGTGTTAATGAATATAGCTACAATTTCCCATTTCTTTTTCGGGTTCATGTTGTATAGTTCTTCTAACTTTTTAAATTCTCTTTCTTTCTCTTCAAAATCGAATGAAGCTACTGTTTTTTGGTGTCTTGAAATAATATCTTTAATGTTTGTCATAATAAAATCCTCCAATAATAAATATAAAATAATAAATATAGAATAATAAAATAATAAAATATAGTATCAAATCGTCTTTTACATATTAATCATTTTTGATCAATTCTTCATGTGCTAAATCTTTTAATACGTTGTAATTCATTTTATAACTTCTTGTTTCTCTTTTTACTGCTAACAATCTATCACTTTCATTAATGTATTGTTTTGCTTCGTGTTTAGTTAAATAATACTTTGTATGAGGGATAAATATGTCATATAATTCGCCTCGTTGATTTTCAGCGTATATTTTATAACCTTTGACATCTACATAAACAAATTTCATATCATCACCACCTTTAATATAAATATACGCCGAACATTTCTCTAAATCCTTTGTGTAGATGCCATTGTACTAAACCGTCACTTGAAAACTCTTGTAACAATGATTGGTTTTCACCATTATTATTAATGAAGTTAATAGATTGATCATAATAATCCATAAGTAGACGTTGTGCTACAAAAATCAGTTGTGAGCTATCCTCAAAATAAGATGTTGGATTCCAATTCACAATTTTTAAATAAAGTTGTACGACTTCTGTATATGCTTGACTTTTTTCATCATTAGGATGTGTTGAAAAGTCGTCAAGATTATTTTCGCTTGGTTTAATATCTTCATCAACAACCTCATCATTTTGATTAAGTTCTGTATCGTCTGCCATGTAATACCTCCAAATCGTTTTAATATTTATTACACTACCTATTATAGACTTATTTTAAAAATAATCAATAGTTATTTTAAAATTTGTTAAAAGAAATTTACACCTACATATTTTGTAACAAGTTAAGAATAATGTATCGTAATCAATTATATTTTTTGTTGTGTTATATGTTTATTTTATAGAATTTACTAGTTATTGTATTCGTTGGGGGTTATGTTGTGTCGCAAATGAAATCTA